TCTTTAGCAGTATTGGCAAGGACTTGCATCTTTCCTGCATCTGTGTTTCTAAGATTAGCGTTAAAGTCTTTGTATGTAGAGTTAAGAACCTTAACTAAAGCTGCTGCTCGCTCTGTCTCAGTTCCTTCTTTAATAGTTTTCTTTGTAAATTCATCTAGCACAAAGCCAGTTTTAGTCAATGATGTAAAGTTACCATTGAGGGCTTGAGCCAGTCCATTAGTCATAGACTTAAAATCAGAGGCAGATGCTGTGGCACCCTTTTCAGCAGTTACATAATCTAGAATCGCTGGAGTTAAAGTTTTAATCGTTGAAATCTGTAAATCAAATGTTGCTAACTGAGACTGAGTTGTTTTGATGTTTCCACCAGTAACAACACCAATACGCTCTAAGGCATTTGCTTGCTCATTAAGTACATCAATCTGGGCTTGAGTTGCTCCAGTTGTGACCTTAAGGATGTTATTGAGTCTTTCCTGCTCTGCCTGAGACTCCAGTGCAACCTTTACAGAAGCTTTACCATAAGCAACAACAGCGGCAGTACCAAAAGCCAGACCAAAAGTTCCGGCAAGATTCTTAACAGTTCTGCCTAGCTTTGCACTAGCTGACTCTGCTTGCTTAAATCCTTTAGCATCTAACTTAGAGGATATATTGATTACTTCATTGATATTCATTAGTCGCGTCTCCTAAGACTTGAAACATTAGATCGTCTGACTAATTCTTGCCTTGCTGTAGAAATAGCTTTAAGGACTGCGCCTTCTGCTTTACCTTGATTAAGGGCCCACGCTTTGAAGATCAATCGGCCTCTACCTTTAGAGCTGCCTGTCAATTCTGGTAACGCATCAATAAACTGTTGACCGGCATTAGGGTTTATAGACTTGCTTACTTTATTACTACGACTACCAGCATTAGGCCCTACCCAAGGCTGAGGCCCAATACGACCAGCACCTTCATAGATTGCGCCTGCTCCGGATGCGTTAAAGATACTAGCTTGGGAAGTAAATCCTCTGGAGTCAGGTTTAGAAACAGTTGTCCTATATCCGATACCTGATCTAATTTCTCTAGCGCTAAAGTATGGGAATCTTGCCTCAGTAAATGATCTAGGAGCCCAGCCGCTTAAAGGTGAGGCAGATGGTACAAATCCCCTAGCCTGTTTTACTACTGGTCTTAGAACTCCTGCTATTTCTTTTTTGAGAGCCTTCTCTAAATCTGGAGCAAATCGGCGGAGAGCCTTGCGAAGATCAGCGTTTGTTTCGATTATTATTTGCATTTTTGATCTCCTTTGCTTCATCATTTAGACCTTCGAGCAGTGCATTTAGCATTACTCTGTCTAGCTCTAATAAATGTTGTGGCGGTATCTGTAACCTAATACTCAAGCGAGCAATTAGGTAGGTGAATGGCAGATCCCGCTTTATGCTAAAGGGTCAGAGTCCTCGACAGTTACGCTCTTAAGCGTTTCTATGAAGTCCATCCCAAAAGGCTTTACAGTTTCACCTGACCTGCGTGTGACTTCCCATGCCAGCCAATAGACATCCGATTGCTTTTCCTCATCGCGGAAAGCCTTATGAAAACCCTTTTTAGCATATTGTTCAAACGAAAATTCCACTGCTGGGGATATTTCGCCTTCTAGTACGCTTCCATCTTGTCGAACGATCTTGAGTCTTGCCATGATTAGCCCCTTTGTTAGTTGTTTAGAAAGTACCTGTTGTTGTTACTGCAACTGTTGAGTTACAGTTCCATGTTACTGACTGCATTGAAATATCGCCAACAGCACCATTGATGTCTGTTAAATTATTTACTAAACATGACATCGTATATAGTGGATTTGTCGCTGATACTGCTGCACCCTTATCCTGTAGCAATACAACAGTTACTGTAGTTCCAAATGCTGCCTGAAGTGTTGGAAGTACACTTGCTGTTGCTGTGTCATTTAGGAAATCAATTGTGATAGAAGATGTCTCTAGGCCTTTTACTGCCTTCGCACTGCTATCGCCCATAGCCACGACAGATAATTCGTCAAATGTGCGGTTCAAAGTCACGGATTGGACATGATCGCTCAGATCGACTGTTGCTACTTTTATTCCAACTTTGTTATTCAAAAATACGGCCATGAGATTATTCCTCGTCTTTCTTAGTTAGTGTTGGTTTTGGTGCTGGTGTTGCAACCTGTCCGATCTTGATCAGAAAGGCCTCGTTCTCTTTTTCCCAATCGGACATTTTAACTCCAACTCGTAAGGATTGATACGGACACCTCACAGCTGAGCAGTTCTCCTGATGCAGCGTTGAGAATACTTGGTGCGCTTATTGCGCTTCCATTATAGGTCAAAGATGATGCTGCGAGTTTTGCGAACACGCCACAAACAAAATCTTCTATGCCATTGAGGTTACCCTCGTTATCGAAAAGCGGACATGTGATAATAATCTTAAAATTAGCCATCGGACTAATACTTATGTGCTGGTTATTAGTAGGCACAATATATTCTGTATCTGGGCTTACGATAACTGAGTTGGCTAAAACAACACTTGGTGGAAAGGCAAAAACTTGGTATTTAGTGTTATCTACCAAAGCAGTTGCTAAAGTAGTTCTTAGTGTTGTAATCGGTACTGGCATTTAGCCCACCATTGATGTTGGCGCGAGTGCGTGAGAAATCAAGCCCCTGATCTTCGCCAGTAATTGTGCTGACATCCGATAGGGGCTAGGCTGGAAATCGATAGCATTAGAACCGCTCAAAGTCGAGGTTCTTGCTTGCCAGATTTCAACAGCGATCATCAAAGCTGCGTTTTGTACTGCTTGATCTAAAGTCCAGTCCACATAAGTGCGACCAGCAACTTCAGCAAAAGGATTAAAAGGGTGCTTAGGTGTATCGGTTATGTGTGTTGTAGTTACTGTGATTGAGTATTCACCAACACTTAAAATTGTTTTTGTTCCATTAAATCTGGAACCTGCTTTAGATACAGTTATTTCTTGTCCTACATAATAAACATTTTCAACTGATTCATCAAAGTACAATGTGCCCACTGTGCCAACATTAGAATGTGACACAGCATAGTTAGTGTTAGTCCAGAGCATCGGCAAAAGAACTGCATCGGCGGCATCTGCCACAGATTCTAAAACTGCATCTGTGTATAAAGTGCCAACACCCAGTGTGGAGCGAAGCTCTGCAACTGTAGTTAATGCCATGATGATCCTTTCTAAAGACTCTAGGGAGTCAGAGGGCTACTGACCCCCTAGAGCGACTTAGTTACCTATTAAGCTAGGTTGAACTTGCGAACACCCTTGCCGGACTTAGCCAAGTAAATTGCTAGGTATCCGTAAAGGTTGATTTCGATTTCGCCTGTTGTCAAAACATTGACGCGAAGTTGTGTCTGTGGTGATTCCCAGCAGTACACAGATGATGGAGCAACCAAGAACGCTGAGTTGTCAATAACTCCTGCTCCTAAGTTGTGATCAACGATCAAGTCAGTTCCAAGAACATTTCCACGAACAGATGTTGCTACTGCGTTACCTGCTGCGTTGTATGTTGCACCTTGTGCTGAGTAGAGTGCGCGACCTGTTGTGTCTGCGTATCCTGTGATTGCTGCCCACTGGTCAGTTGAAGCAACTAGCTTGTTAGCAAAGTCTCCGCCTGTACCTTTGTATGCTGCTGCGCCTTCTACAGAAATGAATGACTGTAGTCCAGCTGCTGTTGCTGCTACACCTGTTGCTGTAGTACCGCTATCAACAAAAGCTTGTAGAAGTGCTGTATCTGTTGCCTTCTCGTAGGCCTTGCGAAGTTCGATCATCATCAATTCCATAAAGGCTGGCTGTGATCTGTCAACGAGCTCAAAACTTACGCGCTGCAATCCACTGAACTTGTTAACATTTACTGTGTCGAAAGCAGATGTCATTCCTGTCTCAGATGGTGCTGAACCTTCGTTTGTGTCTGCAACTGTTGGAGCAGTGTCAGCTGAAGATGCGTTTGTGTAAAGGCGTGGCACTGTGAATGACATACCCTCTGGCAATAATGCTTGACGAGTTGCTGCTTCAAATGCTGGACGACCAGTAAATGTGTCAGTAATAAATGTGTTTAGGTGTGGTGCAAGTGTTAGACCTGTGTTTGTTGATGTTGAGTCATCTGCTGCACGAACTGTGCGGCGAGCCTCGTCATCACCAAGAGCTGCCTTGATGTTTGCTTCTAGGTACTGTGCTGATGTGATTGGTGCAATGCGCTCACGCACAAATGTTGTTGCAGTAACAACAGGACGAGCAGCTTCAACCGCTGCTGCCTCTACTGGTGCTGCAACTGTCTCTGGAGTATTCTCCACAGCTGTCTCGCTTTCTGTTGGTTGGATTTCTTCTACTGCTTCTGGAGTATCCTCAGCAGCGACATCAATAACTTGAGCAGACTTAAAAGCTGGCTCAGTTACTAATGAAACTTCAAATAGGCGAGCGTCAGATACATGCATAACGCCAGCCTTCATCTTTGATTTAATTACTTCAACGCCTACAGATAGACCAGACTGCAATCCTTCTTCTGCAAGGATTAGTGCTTCTGTGCCTCTGTTGCTACGACTAATCTTGAAGCTGGCATAGACTCCTGTTTCATCTGTTGTGAAACTGGTTGCCTTTCCTAAAGGTTGCTTCATATCGTGTTGATTTAATAATTTTACAGTTTTAGGATCTTCTGGAAGTTGAATCGCATTGCGCTCAAATAAAACTTTGCCAGCAGATGTATTCCCTATTTCTCCTGTTCCTGCTGGAGCGATCTTGCCAGAGATTGTTCTTTCTTCAACATTGGCAGTTATCTCGGCAGAGAATGTAAGGATGTTGTTTTCCATTATTCGATTCCTTCACTTCCGTTTGGTGTTAAATCTTCCATCTCCATAGCCTGTTCAACTGTAATTAGGCCAAGAGAAAGCATCTTTTCTATTACTAATAGTCTTTCCATTGGATCAGTCTTTAGGAAAGATGAGTCAACATCAAAGCGCACAGAATTTCCTCTGGCGGTTATGTCATCCATGCTGAGCCTGTGAGAAATTGCATTTACATAAGGAGCGACACTAAATGAGAAAAATTGTTTTCTTTCATCTAGAACATTTGAATAAGTTAACGAGTTATTGGCTTCCGCACTTAGCAGATAAGCAGGGATGTTGCACAGACGAGCAATCTCTGTTGCTAAGAATTGTTGTGCTTCATCATACATCATGTCTTTAGGTGAGAATGAAGAAGGAAGCCACTCAAGAGTGGAAGTCAAGTACGCCGTTGACCTGTTATTTCTGGCGTTTTTCCAAGCTGCTAACAATCCTGAAACTTCTTTTGGATCTAAATCTGCACCGTTATTTTTTAATACTCCAGAAGGCATTGGAGTTGATGCTGCAATTACTGCTGCTTTGCGAAGATCAATCGCAGCTCTAATTGTTTCTGATCCGCGCTCTAAGATACCTTCATCAAATGCTTGAAAGGTGACGATACTACCCAAACCTGACATAGGTACGGCAACCGCATCAATAAAATACTCAGTGATTGTCATTCCGTAAAGATCAGTATTAAAAGTTACTTTAACATTTGGAATCCATTGGAAGCGAGAAGGCCTCGAATCCTCTGCACTAATTTCTGTTACTTGCCAGTAAGCCACGCCGTACATAAGTAAGGAATCTACAGTCCATGCCATAGTTACAGAACGAGGCTGATTAATTGCTGGTTGATTTACCCAAATTGGATTATCTAATTCTTCACCAGTTGAATTACGATACAAATTTAATGGGAGATCGGCAACTACAGAACTTAAAAGGTTTCTGCATCTAGCAATCGATGGAACAGACATAGCCTCGTTGCGTTGAACGCGTGGCATGACATAGTTAAATAGCGAGTTAAGATTCTCGCCCATAATTGTTGGAGCGTACTGCGCTAAAAGCGAGTTGCTTTTCTTAGGCGCTTCTGATCTGCTAAAGATACCCATAGACATAAAGGGTACCATTTGTCAAGTAATTAGACAAACTCTGTCGGCGTGTCTAAATGTAAATTTGTGGCTTAGGTTGAGGCAGCATTAACTTGCTGACACACATTGCTAATCCAATCGGCGCGCTTATGTCTCCGCTGCTGCGCCTTTTTATGATACGCCATGCGGAGTCATTGGTTTTTGCAGCTGTGTTTTGAAATTGCTCAATAAGCTCTTTCATCCCATTGTGAACCACTCTGAGGTTAGTTAATCCTTCAAGTAAATCTCCACAGGCTTTATAGAACTGCTGGCCTGATACATCTTCCACGATTACGCCGGAATTGGAGAGTCTGTCCGCAATTGTTTGTGTGGCGTACTTGTCAAAACAGACAAGTCTTGGTTTATAGAGATCAACCCATGATTTAATCGATGCCGCCATCTTGAGTTCATCAATAGCAACCTGAGAGCTGTAAGTCTCTAAGATCCCGATGCCAATCCTTCCATCTGGCAGAAGTTGTCCTGCGACTAGTGATCCGTTTCGCCTTGAAGGACTGACATCGAAACCAAACACAGTATAAGCCCCTACAGTCATTTCCAGTGTGCTATCTGAACTGTTTTCAAGGATCTCTGTGCTGAAAGGACAATTTAGAGCG